TTCTTTTAATATATTACCTGATGGTGTTGATAGAACCTCTACAGTTCCCATTAAATCATTTCCTTTCCACCAAATATTTTTTACATTGTGAGAAACATTTTGTAAATTTACAACAGAAGATTCAGGGTGGTCAAGCTCTCCTAATGCTCTATTTTCTGCAATTGGTCCTTCTGCATATTTTTTAGCCTCTCGCATCAAAGTTTCTTTTGGATATACTCTACCGTTTTGGTTTTTAGCTTCTGCTCTTTGTAATACTCCTGAAACAATAACTCTTCCATTATTATTTTTTTCTGACTCAGTTATCATTTGAGGTGTTATTTCAAACGAAGAATAATCTATTAAAAGTGTCTTTGTCATTTAGAATCTCCTTAGTTTCTCTGCCAATCCTACCATTTTATTTGAAATTTTTTCTAGATTTAATCTAGTAGATTTCCAATATTTGGTTTCGTCAATACCATCCTCTGTTTTTAATTTGATGTTTTGATTAACAATTCGTTCTATCTTAAAAAGTCTGCTGTTAACTTCTTTAATTGCTTTGTTAACTTTTTGTTTAGAGTTCAAAGACTCATCTTGTTTGTATTCCTTATAGCTAATCTCATTTAAGTTAATAAGTTTTGCCATTTTCATAAAAGTAGATTCATCAGTTTTTTTCTTTTTCTTCTTAAAAGCCTTAGGTGTATTATATACTTCTCCAGCACCTGTCACGTTTAATTCGTCTATCTCTTCTTCTTCTACCTTCTTAAAATCTTTTTCAAACATTTTATCAAGTTTTTTATTTAATGACATTAGCTAACTCCTTAATCAAATCATATGTTCTTAATACTGATATAATATGTTTATCTTTTACAGATTTTTCATCTTTTATATTTTTAAGTTGAGTACTTACTTCTTTTAGCTTTATTTTTACAACTTTATCTTTTACAAATTTAGATGCCTTGTCAAGTTTATCAGTTGTAGAATTTATTTCTTTATATACATACTCTTTTAATTTATCAGTATTTGATATATTTTCTATATATTCTTTTAATAATATTTTTTGTCTACTTCCTAATGTTCCATATTTTTCGTTGAACTTTTCTAAAAGAATTTTATATGATAATATACGTACATCTTTATCTTGTTTTTTATATAAATCATATGTTTCATCAATTCTTGTTTTCTTAGATTTAGAATTTGTTATAGATTCTATAAGAGAATATCTAAATCTAATTTGGTTAGAAGGAGACGCTCCTTCAAAAAGACAATATATAGAAGCGTTTTGAGAATAATTAGATACCTTTGTTCTAAAAAATTCTTCAACGTTATAGTTTTTCTTTATTTCTTTTATAAGATTATATTTTTGTTTTCTTAAAACTGTACCTGATAATTTCTTTCTCTCTTTTAATACAGCGTCTATAAATTTTTCTGCTTTAACTTCTGTATTAAATTTTTCATTCAAAAGAGTTTGGTACAAACCTAATTCTTTTTTAAGTGTAGTATTTTTCTTAAAAAACTCTTTTATTATTTTTATTGCAGGAGAATCCTCTTTTCCATTGACAGTGTCGCTCGTTACCTGTCTTACAAGTAACTCGAATAGTATACCTGTATTTTTGTATTTTGAATGTTTAGCTGCCAATTTTCTTTCCCTATATATCTTTATATATACTTTATAATAAATATCATCAAGTGTATTAAATATCGCCTTCTAATAAATTTTCCTCGTTTAGTAAAGACGCCTTTTTTGTTTTTTTCATGTCATTGAATATATTTACGGCCATTTTTCGCCTGTTTTCTCTTTTCATATATCTTCTTTGACCTTTATTATTTTTTAATTTAGAATCTCGCTTTCTTTCTTCTTTTGCTACAGCGTCTCTTCCTCTTGCAGATTTTTGAGTTCCATATTTTGGTCCTTCCTTAGGTCTGCCTTGACCTGGTTTGTTTTCTGCAACTTTATTTTCTTCTGACCATAAATCATCTGTACTATCTGGTTCAGGGTCAAAGCCTCCTTCTGCTCCGGCCGGTGGTTGTGCTCCCATCTGTAACGCCCATTCAGTAGATTTAGCTTCTCCAGATTTAACAGGGTCATTACCTCCTTCAAGTTCATTGTGTCTAAAGTATCTTTTTCTATCTTGTACAACACCTCTTTGTTGCTCTTGCATTTCTTCGTCTGTCATATTTAATATATTTTTATATGCCCATTCTTCTGAAATTACTCTACCGTCTTTTATAGAATTTATTAAATCAAGTTTTTGAGACCACAATTCGATTTTTTCTTGTTCATGAATTGTAGATGAATTGGTAAGACTTAATTCAAAGTCAACCATATCTTCTTCTGTAAATCCTTGAGAGTATAAATGCACCATTGCAATCTTGGTTAATTCTGATACAAATATTCTTTGTATTCTCTCTATTGTTCTAGCGAATCTTACATCTTGAGCAGCTAGCGTAGCTTTACCTTCTACACCTTCTTCATATCCTAAAAATGCTTTTGGTATTTTTAATGCTGCAAACATTCTATGTTTTAGATAATCAACGTCATCAATACCTCCGAACTCCATTCCTGACATTGTATCTATTTCAGTGCCTGAATTACCACCTCTTACAGGAAGATATACGTCTTCCATCATATTGTTTATATTGAATCTTAAATTATACTGGCCTGTTTTAGGGTCAACGTATGGCGTTTTCTTCATTTGGTTGATTACTCTTTGCATATATGTATCAACCTCATTAGGTGGAATATTTCCAATATCAATTTTATATATTCTTTTTTCTGGAGCTCGCATAATTCTATGAATTAACATTGCATCTTCCATAAGTGTTAGCTGCTTGTATGTTTTCCTTGCAGGTTCTATCATAGATTTACCATAAGGTAAAAAATTCATATCGTTTAATAATCTAAAATGTGCAACCTCATAATTTTCATAATTGTTTATTATACCTCCAGGTTTATTAGATGGAGTTTGGCCTCCCATTGAAGGGTCGTGTACAAACTGTACAACTTCTGGATTGCTAGGGTCTATGCCTTCATTTCTAAACATTTCATATGTAGATATAGGATTTGCACCTGTAATACCTACCTTCTCTGTAATATCTAATTTAAGATAAAAATCTCCATACTTACACATATTACGTATCCAAGGCCAGCAATTAAATTCTATATTTAATACATCATAAAATAGATTATGTAAAACCTTTTGTACTTTTTCATTTTCTGTATTTATTGTAAGCACATTTCCGTATTCGTTTTTTAGACTAGATTCGTCTGCATAAATATCTAATGCAGATGATACTATTGAGTCTTCATCCATTATTTCGTAATCTGTATATAGTTGAAGTCTTAGTGTGTGAAAGTTTGCTTGTTGATTATAACCATAAGTATTATTGTGGCTATATATTCTATTATACTTATCTATCAATCTGTTAGTTGCTAGTTTTGTATTAGACTGTACCTTGTTTAGGTCGGCAACTTTCAAACCTCTATCTGTTCTTCTGACTATTGTTCCTGTTGAGAATAATGTTTTTAATCTTCCAAAAAATGATGTATCTGCCATCTGTTTTAACTCCTTATAATAGCCAGGTTAGGTCTTCATCCGAATCACCTATTTTTTGCTTCCAAGGGTTTTCTCCTTGAATATTGTTACTTTTATAAGCGCCTTTAGTATTTACTATATTATTAATTGCGCTTTTATTCATTGTTAACCCTTCACTATGTAGTCGCAAAGCGTTATCTCTAACATACATTGCAATTGAAAAAGCCAGAGTTAAATCGTCATTGTATCCTCTTTGAGCTTCTGCCTTATGTCCATTCCATATAAAAACAAAAAGCTCATCTATAAGTCTTTGAGATTTAACAGTGCACGCCTTTTCCCTAAAATAAATATCAAGTTTCGATATCAAAAGGGGTCGAGTTCTAGCAGAGGTTGTGAATCCTGGCGTCATATTTTCTTTGTTTTTTAAGTCATAACCTTTACTTAATTGAGTAGCAGCATCATGAACTCCTTCATGTTTGTATGTATAATAAAGGTTTCTATAACCTCTATCTATAGCAGGCTGTATTGCTGCCCAACCTATGTTTGCGTTTTCCACAACAAGCAATGCTTCATTATATTCTGTTGCAACATTAACTAGCATGTTTCCAAATTCTTTTGTTCCTGTTTGTCCTTTGAATTCTGCAACCTGAACCATTGATTCTATTTCTATTATATGAAAAGCAGAATAGTCACTAGAATCTCCTCTAGCTACATCTGCTACTACCATATAGTTTTTTGTATAATCAGGGTATTCCCAAATCCAAAACTCATTATCTCTACCTCTTTTCTCAATAGGTTCACAAATTTGGTTTTCTTCATACCATTGTAATAAATCACCAGCTATTACTGTATTACCAGAAGATATAAAGTCACAATCACATTCTTGCGCTGCCATCTTTTCACCTAGTAATTCTGTTTGTAAATCTCTCCAAGCTTGGTCTCTTTCAGGATGTAATGTCCAATGTAGTTTTATATCATTAAAATTACCATCACCTCTTTCTGCTTCTTGCCATACTTTATGAAATAAATTACCAGTACCATTTGGTGTTGATAGTAATACAGCTCGACCACCAGTTGCTAATGTTTGTTGAGCCGAGGTCCATATTTCATCAATCTTATCAATAAATGCTGCCTCATCTATAACAAGAAGTGACAGCGCTTCTGACCTTGCAGCGTCTGGTGATGATGATACAGCTTTTACTTGAGAGCCATTTTTAAGTCTAAGCGAAAGCCTGTTGTCTTCTTCAGAACCTACTCTTAACCAAGTAGGTAGCATTTCATGCATTACTCTAATTTTTGTAATAAGATTTTTTGCTGTATCTTGTTTTATCGCAATTACTAGTACATTAAAATCTTCGTTAAATATCATATTCCAAACTGTAAGTCCAGCTGTTAATGTAGATATACCCATCTGTCTAGATTTAAGAATTATATTAAATCTATTTTCTTTTAATTGTATTAATGAATCTTCTTGAAAAGGATAGAGGTCAAATTTAATCTTACCTTTCATTGGGTGCTGTATATAACAATACTTCCGCATAAAGTATACGGGGTCTTTGGAACATCTTATATATTCTTTAACTAATGCTTCTTTGATTGTATTTTTTGCCATAACCTTATATATAAATATATATGTTTTTAATTTATTTGGCCTGCAAGATATATTGCTGTTGATGTTCCTACTACACCTACAACAACACCAAACCAGCGTTTGTTATACCATCTATCTGTTATCTTTAATCTATCGCTATATAGTTTTATTTGATTATTTAATAAAACAATTTCTTTATTTTTGTTTAATATAATAGTGTCATTTTTACTGCTTAAATTTTTTAATTGATTTACTTGTAATTCTAAATCTGATATCAATTCTGTTTTTATAGAATCTTGTTGTCGTAATGTATCTATAGCAGAAAAGAATCCATCAAGTTCTGATTGTGGTATTTTTACTATCTTATCTTGAGCACAACACTTTTTAGGTGTAGCACATGATGCAATTAATATAATACATAATGTATAAAAAATTTTTTTCATTATTTTTTACTCCTATATTTTTTTTCAAAATCTGATATTGTTTTTTTAGCTGACTTTGTTGATTTAACTTTTGATTTTGTTTTTTTAATTTTGCTATCTGTATTTTTTATTTTTTGCTTTACCTCTTGCTTTTCTTTTTCTAGTTTTTTGGTTTTCTCTTGTACGTTTTTTATTTTTTTCTTATTATCTTTAAGGTCTTTCTTAAATTGCTTTTTACTACCTTTTGATGACATAGCAATTATACCTGCAATCACAGCACCAATTCCTAGTAATATCTTCCATAACTTTTTCATAATTTCTCTCCTTGTTTTATTTCTTCTTTTATGAGTTTTTTCATTTTTTCTTCTTCATCAGAAATATATTTTTCAAATCTTTTTATTATATCATTTTTTACATGCTCTGGTATTTCGCTCCAATCTTCTATCATACCAGATTCTGTTATTTGTTTTTTAGAATTTATTTCTTTGAACCATTCTTCAAATGAGCTTTTTTTATCTTTTTTCCATTTTGCAAAATTCTTTTCTACATTTTCAACAAGCCAGTCATAATATGTTCCATTGTTCCACATTTCTGATTCTGCTTTTGTCTGGCAATATAAACAGTGCCCATAATGTCTATACATAAATTTGTGTTGAGAAGCTTTCATTGTAGTATTACATTTAGGACACGCTAAAGGTATTTTTCTAATTTGCCTTGCTTTTTTAAGTTTTGTTTTATTTTGTTTTATGCCGTTTTTTATAGTCCAGGTTTTTCCGTTCTCTTCCCAAACATCACCTTCTTTATATTTTTTATTATATTTTCTATAACCTGTTCTTTGTTGTGTTTTGTCACCATAGTTTCCAGTAACTAGGTTTCTCATTCTTTGCACTTTATTTTTTGAAATTCTTTTATTCATAACCTTTTTAGAAATATATCATTCCTGTAATTTGATTTATTGGAGCAAATGCTCCTGTTAGTTTATATGTCTTTCCTTTATATACAAATACCAAGCCTTCACTTGGTACTATAGATTTCATACCGCCAATTGAATTTAATTTGTTAAGTTGCTGTGTCAATCTATTTATCTTTTTAATATCACCACCTTTTTTAACAATTGATATAGATTGTTTAACTTGCTTTCTTATATTCTGCACAGCTTTACTTGGATTTGCTGCTAAAAAGCCATCTACATTTTTTAATACTTCTGCACCTAATTCGAAAAACAATAATTCAAATGGTAGCATATTTTTCTTTACTTGGTCAGCATGATTCATTTTGTCAAATTGCTTTGCCTTTTCTAAAACCTTAGCATCACTTATATTTTTAGCATTAAGTCTAAATGTTTTATCAAAAAATGCCCAACGTTTAACCAATCCCATTTTTATTTTGTTATCTATTCCTTTGAATTTTTTATCTACAAAATCTGACCACCATGCTTGATGATATTCACCAAATGTGTTTGAGTCAGACATATTAAATTTTTTCATTAGGCCGTTTAGTTTTCCTAGAAAATAAGGTTTTCTTTCAGAGTAGTCCTGATGTTTTTTAACCTTAAGAAATTGTGGACCTATTATAGAAAAACTCTTTTGTACATTTTGATTTATCTGTGTTATCATACCTGCCAGCATTCTAGCACCGCCAGGAACAGCGCCTATTGCTTTGCCGTCTTTATACTGCAGTACATTGTGAAATTGTAGATGAGGTGCGTCATAGTTGATTACGTTGGACGACGCAGGGTACATTATTTCCATATTTACCCAATTATTTCCATCATCAAATATTTTCTTTTTCTGCTTATCACTTAATCCACTAATAGCCTTTGATAAATCATTCATAGCATAATTAAATGCCTTTTCTATATTACCTCTACCAGCAAACTTTTTTGCAATCGCCTTAGAATCTACACCACCTCGTTTTATATCACCAGTATTTCTTGCAGCAACTAATTTATTTTTCCAAGATATAAACAGATTTTGTCCATCTGTTTTTTCTGTAGCTTTTTCATCTATATCTAATTTACCTTGTAATGCCACATCGATTATTTGTCGAAAATCTCCAAACGTTAAACCTTTGTCGTCAAATGGGTGAGACATGTGACCATAAGCTCCTCCTTCTAACAAAAGACCTTCCTTAACTAATGTACCGTCTTTCTGAGTTGTTGGTTCTTTTTTGTTTGATGTTGAAGATATTTCAGCTCCTAGATAATTTACAAATTCATATCCAACTCTTGTTGCAATATACTTAGACCACTTGGCCCATCTATCATAAGCAACTCTACCTTTTTTGTCAGTAAGATAATTTGTACCACCAATTGTTCCAGGCTTACCAACAGGGAAATAAGATACAGCAGCAGTAGGACCTCCACTCATATCTTTTTTGAATTCAGTATCATGTTGAAAGAATTCTTCTGTTCCTGTAAGATAGTTTAATACTTCCATTCCAGGATTTATATATTTTTCTATATTTTTACCAAACTTTTTCCAAGACTTTTGATTTCCCCAATAGCCTCTAGGTCCATCGTCTATATTGTTACCTGATGTTGTAAAGTTTTCTTTTAACAGTTTTGGTATATTAAAATAGTGACAAAAGCCTTCAATAATTTCATTTAGCTTTTCCAATTTATTTACAATTAAATTGTAATTTTTTGTATGACCAAATATACCTTTGAATAATTTTGTTTTTTCTTTTTTGTCAAGTGTTTTATCACCAAGAGCAGTTCGTATTGTTGTACCACTCATCTCTCCATATCCACTAACTTTAAGACTTACGTGTGGTGCTATAATAGTATATGCGCCATTTTTATACCCTACTTCAGCTTTACCTTTCCACGGTCTAAAAAACTTACCTCCTAGCCGTTGTGCGTCTTTTTTACCAACCATAAACACAGCAGCTGTAGTTTCAGGGTCATACTTACTCAATATTTCTGTTGCCTGATATGGATTTTTAACTTGTACAACATTAGAAATTCCGTGTGAGTTTATTATCTTTTTCTTTTCTGCAAATGAAAAAGGAGATTTTGGTAAATCAACTTTACCACTTGTTGCAACATAAGCTTTATCAAACTGGCCTGTTAACCATCTATATGTTTTTGCATGATGCTTACCCATAGGCTGAAAACGTCCAGGATATATAGCAATGATTACTTTTATCTTTGAATCTTCATTGATTACTTGTTCAGCAAGCCAATTACCTAAACTCATTTCTTTCTCAGCTCCAATTCTTTTTTAATCCACTGTTTTGCAATATGATCTCTT